CAATACACTCTATGTTGCCTGTGTTATAGTGTTTAGGCGCACCAACCATATCCTCTTCGTCTTCCTCCCAAAGCTCTGAGTCTTCATCGTGTGCTGCCTGCATCCATGCCTCTAGTCCTGTCTTCCTGTCTCTAACTCTGTCCCAATCAAACCGTGTTGCGTCATTGATGCTCATGTTTAAAATCCTCTGATAATTCTTCTAGTTTGTCGTTGATGCGGTCACTGAACTTGTTTACTAAATCTTCTGAGTCTATGTCTAATATCTCTATGATTGTTAGTTCGTCCAGCATCATCATCTTTTCTAATAAATCGTAATAGGTGAGAGCCATGTCAGTCTCCGTACTTTTCTCTCAAGTAGTTTATACTAACTGGTAGTTCATCGCAACCGCCGTTAGCAACTTCGTTAAGCAACCAGATACCTGACCAGCTTCCGTTAGTCTGTGGTGTTAGGTAGTCTTCATCGTGCTGGTAGTAGATTCCTGAGAACAAGCCTATGATGTTTGTACCGTCTGCTTTACGTGCATAGGCAATGTCTCTGTCTTGTACGTGACCCATTATACAGCTCATATACTTCTTAGCAAGCATGAGTTTAGCGCTGCTGACAGGTCTGCCCATAACACCACTGGTGAAGTAATGGCAGTAGGCTATGTCATCAATGATAACAGGTTGTAGGAATGGATATACTTCCCAGCCCATCTCTTCTAACTGAAAATCCTTGTAGCTGATTAAACCGTCTATCTTTGGATCAGACTCTATAGCACGTTCTATACGGTTCTCGTGGTTGCCTAGAGTAAACACCATACGTGGTTTCCACTGCTTATCCTTGTTGCGCTTCAGGCGGTTCTGCTCTGCCCTGATAGGCTCTAGGAAGGCTTCCATGCCTTCAATACCAGCGTCAATGTCCTTGGTATAGCGCCTACCTTCAAAGCTGCGCTTGCCTACGTCATAGCTGCTTAGACTAGGCATGTCCCAGTGGTCACCTATGTGGATGATAACGTCTGGCTTCTTCTCTGCTGCGTACTTACCAGCCCAGCGTAAGTGCTTAACAGAATGCTCTGGCTTTACCTGTGTGTCGGGTATTACTAGATGCTTAGTCATTATTCGTCTCCGTGATTGGCAAAGTCACCGTGTAATTCTTCTCTGGCTTTTCGTGCTACTTCAGCAGCCTCTTCTGGTGTGTTGTAATAACCTAGATGGGTGCGCTTATATTCTAAGCGAATCTTTGCACACCATTTATTTAATGGTTTGTGGTAGTAGACTCCTTTATAACCACTGGTGTTGTTTGAGTTAAGTTTTCTGTTGTGCTGGTTCTGGCTGGTAGTAACAGCCCGTAAATTTTCTATCCTGTTATCAACTTTGTCGCCATTTATGTGATCTATCGTCTTAGGCAGATAACCTTTATGATATAAGAAAATAAGACGGTGTGCGTAGTACTTTTTACCATTAATACCAACACGTATGTAACCTACTTTTGGACTAACAGAACCTGCAATATCTCCAATTTTTTGTCTATTAGTGCTAGACACTTTCCAAATTAAATTACCAGTTTCTTTGTCATAGTCGAACAAATGTTTCAATAAATCTACAGTTAAATCTCTCATTTCTTTTTCCTTCTTAGTCGTTCTGCCGCTGTCTTATCAGCATGGCATTTATAACACAGCACTTGATAGCCTGGCGCTTCTAGGAACATTCTGTCTATGTAGGTGTTCCAATCTACGAAGCCGACTTCTGGTTCTACAACTGGGTCTATATGATCTACTGCTGCGTTGTTTCGTTTACGTTTACGTCCTTCCAGTGGTGGTAGAGTTGCAGCTCCTTCTGCACCGCATCCTGCACACTTATACACTCCTCTACGCACCCATGCTGCCTTTTTAGCATCGTGCTTGACACCCCATTTACTATGAGCGCCGCGCAGTGCTGAAACAACGAAGGAACGAAAACGTGCTTCTGTCCATCGTCCGTTATTCCTCACCTTTGAAACTCCATATCTCGCCTTCGTGTCTACGTAGCCAGAGCATCCTACCATTCTCTATCACTCTGTCTTCGTCACCGTCATAAAGCTCTACGCACTTGTTGTAGTAGTCCTGTTCAGTAACACAGTCCTCTAACAACTTAGCTGACTTCTTCTCACCAATACCGTAAATGCCTATGATGTTGTCTATACGGTCACCCATCAGTATCTGGCGATAGAAGAACAGCATACCTTCTTCTGGTGTAACGTAGTAACGCTTATTCTTTACAAAGTTAAAGTGCCATCCTGGAATCTGGTCAAAGTCTTTATCCAAGGACACCATAATAGCTTTGTCACCGTGCGTTGTTCCTGCAATGGCGATAGCATCATCTGCTTCTTCGCCTTCGGTGACAACAGCAGCCCAGTTGTCGATAAGGTGTTGCCTCAGTGCTTGTATGTGTACTGGCTTTGCCTTGTCTTTCCTGTTGCCTTTGTAAACAGCGGTAGAGGCATATTCTGTCCTGAAATTGCCTTTACCAGTGAGATACAGAACATAGTGTGATGTTTCCTTGTCAGCACTAAGCTGACCTAAAATGTCTTCGATTAAATCATCCATCTTGTTGACAGCATCGCTCTCAGACTTTTCATTACACGACCAGCCTACACGGTAGACCAGTATGTCTGCATCAATTAAAATCACAAGGCTTCGTCCATGTTGACTTCTGCCACAACAGCTTCACCGCCGCTGTAAGGAATCAAGTCTGTGACTACTAGCTTGAGCAGTGTAGGGCTGCGTCCTGCTTGACCTGCTGGTGACTTCCAGTCGTAGTAGCTAATTACTGCTTTAGCTTTAGAGCCGTTGCCTACTAGAATGCCTTTGATCTCAGCACCGTCTGTGTCGTAGATGCGGATAGGGTGACTAGACTTACAGGTAATGAAATCACCTTGACCGTCTTTACGGCGCACGTTCAAGCCTTGTCGTTCAAGAGCTTCTACTGCTGGTTTAGACAACTGAGCCAAGTCTACTTGAAACTTACCTGACATACGGTTTACTTCTTGTAGGTTAGACCACATCATCTCTGCGTTGATTGTTACTGGTTTTGCTTCGTTCATAATATCACCTTTGTTAAAGTTGCTGTTTTAGATCACAACTGATCTATGTATATTATACCATTTCTGGTATGCTTTTGTCAATGGGTTTCAGCCCAATTGTTTCCTACGTTATATTCACCATCTAGAGGGCAGCGTAGTTCTAGAACATCTCCTGCTTCTCTGATGGCGTTTACTGCTGCTTTGCCTACATTGTTTGCAAAGAACTCTGGTACTTCTATTTGGAACTCGTCATGCACGTTAGCGACTAGCTTGTGTGGTATGTTGTATGTCGATAAACGATCAGCTAGCAACACCAGCGCCTGTTTCATTACAACAGCGCCAGCGCCTTGTAACAATGTGTTTAGTGCCGCGTGTTCACTTCTTACACGTAAGCGTCTACCGTCTAGTGAAGGCAGTGTACCGCTACTGGCGAACTTCGCTACACGCTTTTTAAGACTGTCTAGTGCTGGTGTGTTGCGTAGGAAAGAGTTGATTAGCTTCTCACCTTCTTTGTAACCACCACCAACTACCTGACCTATCTTAGCTGGCCCTGCGCCATATAAGAAAGCGTATATAAATCGCTTTGCTTGCAGGCGTGAGTCTAGCCCTGCTGCTTTCATGTTAGCTGTGTGAATGTCGCCGCTTAGTATCTCGTTGGTGTAGTTATCATCACGCATGTAGTGTGCAAGCATACGTAGCTCTAGACCACTAGCATCAATGCCAACTAGCTTGTAACCTTCAGGCACTGTCCAGAATGACCTACACTCTTTACCATACGGTGCAGACACTGACGGGATTTGAGCCATGTTGGGGCTGTGGTGCGTCATACGACCTGTTACAGCACCGTTAGTGATAACTCTACCGTGTACCCTACCATCCTTCTCAAACGACAACCAGGAGTCTATCTGCGCTGTTCTCTTCTGTAGCATTAGATACTCGTATATCATCTTAGCTTCTGGTATGTCGATACCTTCCAGCACTTTCTCGTTAACAATGATAGCGCCTTTCTCTGTCTTCTGTTTAAACTTAACACCTACGCTTTGCAGTCTCTCAGCTATCTGTTTACGCGAGCCTACGTTAAACTCTGTCACCTTGTCCTTCAGGCGCTTCCCTGTCTTCTCGCTCCAACGCTCCTCCACTATTGGTGGAAACACCTTCTGTAGTTCCTGTGTTATCTGGTTCATCTTGTGTGTTAACTCTACCCAGAGAGAGCTGGCTTGTTCTACGTTGAGAGCGAAGCCGTTGCGTTCCTGTTGAGCCGTAATGATGTACACCTTCTCTTCTAAATCTACGCATTGATCGCTGAACCCTTCGTCTTTAAGTTGTTTGTTTAAATGTTTATAGAGCCTAGTGGTGAGTGCTACGTCTTGCCTGCAATACTTCACCATCTCATCGGACAGACCACCATCGTAGTCGTCAAAGTCTATCTTATGATCTCCAAAGCGTTTGCCCCACGAGTCTAAACTGTGTCCACCTTCTAGTGACGGATTCCACAGCCTGCTACGTGCTAGTGTGTCTTTGAGTTTGCTAGGGTCTATAGTCAATCCCCATTGCTTCTCCAGCACTGGTGCGTCAAAGCCTATGATGTTGTGACCAATAACGCCAATCGAGTCACGCAACACAGGTTCTAGTGTCTCAGCACTGTAGTGTTCTAGCATCTCGCCAGTGTCTACGTCCTGAGTTACTGCCACCCATACAATGTCGTGCTTAGTGTTGGTTTCTATATCTAGTGTAATCAACATAATACTGACTCGCTTTGCTTTCTTTGTTGCTGTGTCTTTCGTAGGGGTTAGTATACTTTATATCAGCTTTACGCTGCTGTAGGTCAACTACCCAGCTTCCAATCTTGCTCATATTCTTGACTCTCCACAATGTTGTCTGATTCTGATCGCAGGTCTTCTCTGTCAATCGTGTTAATGTCATTGTCGGTGTAAAAGTAGCAATCATTGCACATATCTAAATAATCGCCACTCTGTACTGACTTTCTAGTAGATTCAAAATCCGTTAATGCCTTGTTACACGCTACACATCTCATCACAGTGCTTCCTCTTTGATTTCGTTCATTCTACCAGTGTCCTGGTGAAATAGCAACCCACCAGCCTTGCCTGTAGTGCCACAAAAGCGATTCTTCAGCACTCTCACGTAGGTGGTGTTACGCTCTGTAGGGTCATCAGCCTGCCCATTACGTTCTAGTCCTATCACCATATCTGATAGCTGTGCGATGGATGCAGAGCCTCTTAGCTGCGACAGTGAACTAGCTGCGCCTTCCTCATGGCCTTTACCGTCTGGACGCTTTAGGTGACTAACCATAAACAATGTGATACCAGTCTCTTGCACTAACATACGTAGCTTTGTGCATATCTCGTCCAGCGCCTTACGCTCATCACCGTTGCTTTGAGCAGATACAACAATACTAACGTGATCAAGAAACACATACTTCGTGTCTAACGCTTTAGCCATGTAGCGACAGCGGGCGACAATGTTATCAACACTGGTGCTGCCGAAGTGGTCAAACAGGAACATTCTCTGAGTGCCCATGGTGTTTTCAAATGCTTCCCAGCGTTCGTCTTCAGTGCTTTCTGTGTCTGGTAGGTGCAGTGGTTTATTAGCCGCTAGTGACATAAGAGACAGTGCAGTCTTTCTGGCGTTCTCTTCTAGGAACAATAAGCCTATGTTCTGATCAGAGTTATTGAGTATATGCCACACTATCTCACGAACAAACTGTGACTTACCTAGTCCTGAACCTGCTGTGATTGTTATCAACTCTGCTTCTCTAATGCCGTAGGTTAACTTGTTAAGGCTGTCCCACGGATACATCACTGCTGACTTCTCTAGAGGCTTGTTAACCTCTTCCCAGAGTGCTGCGCCGTTGATGATACCGTCTGGTACAAACTTCTCTGCTGCCCAGAATGCTGCTGTAAAGTCTTTGATATTGTTATCCATCAAATAGTCATTAGCATCTTTATAGTCTGAAGGATGCTTCATTATAGATGACTTACCACCAAACAGCTCTGCAACCTCTCTAGCTGCTTTCTGTCCTACATCGTCACTATCAAAACATATAACAATAGCGTCAAAGCTGTCTAGAAACTCGTAGGCTGCTTTACAGTCTTTTAGAGCTGCACTAGCGCCGTTGCGCACACTAACACAAGGGTACTTACTACCTTGCATCTGATAGCCTGCGGCAGCGTCATACTCGCCTTCAAAGACAGTGACATACCTACCGCCACCGTTGAACAGGTTTTGACCAAACAGCGTAGCATCTTTCCAATCACCCACGGTAGAGAACTGTTTATCTGGTAGCCTAACCTTCGCAGCTACGGGGATTGTATCGCTCTCTGCACCGTAATAACTAAAGTAGGTCTTCTCTGGCGTGTCTAATATGCCGTAGGTTTTGCAAGTAGATGTTGTAAGCCCCCTAGCGGGTATTGCAGCATAGCGCCCAGTAGTAAGTAGATTCTCTACAGCGTTAAAACTAGGTTTTGCTTTAGGCTCGTAACTCTTTGGCACTTCAATACTAAACTCTGCATCGTCTGTTCTGGTGTATGTACCACAGGAATGGCAATAGGTGCTGTTCTCGTTAACTTGCAGCGCATCTGAACTGCCACAATCAGGGCATGGTTGGTGCGTTAGTAAACTCATTGTTCAATTTCCTCATATACTCTGCCATAGCTGATTAGTAGGAAGGGCAAGTGCAATAACACACCTTCAAAGGGCATGGCAAAGACTCTGTCTGTCTCTACGTTATAAACCCACACTGCTCTGCTGTCGGCAATCTCAAGGAACACGCCGCACCCGTTTATTATCTCTACTGATAATGTTCTGTTAAATATTCTCATCTTCTTTCACCTTTGTTAAAAATCATATCGTATTCTGTGGACTCTGCTATAAAGCGCATTACCTCATTGGCACTGACTCTATAGAACTTTGCAGCTTCTTGCAAGCTAAACACGCCCCTAGCTATATCTGCTGACGCTTTCATCACTGCTTGTACCTCTGGCGATAGTTCACCACCGTTTGTCATATACTCTTTAAACATTCTATATACTCCTTTTTAACCACTTAGCAGAGAGTTTGTCGCTGTCTGACTCCAATATAGGCCAGACAATAGGCTTCTCAGCCTGGCGCAGCTCTCTATCTCCAAAGCTATCTTTATAACTCATTCTATTATGCAACGTACTCAGTGCTATTTTAGTAATCAAATGCAATTCTTTAATGGAATAACACGCATTCGGCACTAATTTAACATGATTACTATTATTAATATACATTTTTACCTTATTCGACATTGTTTTATCACCTTTTTTATGATAATTTAGACTTTATAGTTCTTTAGCGCACTTTAGCGCCCTTTCTTATAACCATTAATTGTTATCTTTCTTACTC